CTCCGGAACTATGTCTCTGTATATCTGATCTCCTGCTGTGTAACTAGCTGAATCTGCGTACTCCTGTAAAACTTCCCAAGTGTCTGCGTCAAATTGCTTGTACTCCCACTTAACCCTGTAGATTGCCCCTGTGTCGTACTTGTAATTAAGTATAAACCTAATAGTTTCACCATGGTTAGCACTTAATCTAATAGTGGTTTCCGCTGTATTGTAAGGAACTATTCCTTCCAAATCTAGGACACCTGCTTGCTGGTTGTCAAAGGTGTAGGGGTTATCTAAGAGTAAGTTAAATCCTTTAGCTGTTGATTCTGCTATAGTCAGAGTTTGTGGAGTAACTGCCTCTGCAGTCACAGTTGTCTCTGTTATTTTAAGTCGGGTCAATGCCCCGTCCATTATTACAAATAATCTTCCCTGAACTACCGCATAAACCGGCTTGGTTATATTTGTAGGATCGAAATCATGTAGTTGTACATTTTCAAACAACTCACCTCGAAACGAACCTAACCCTGTTGCAGTTAATGCAGTAAATCCAGAGCCTTTATCTAAAACTCCCCAAGCATAGGTACCGTCGTAAGTTGCTCCGGATAAAACTCCTAGAGATATCACTATGTCCCCAAAAGTTTCTAAGCCTGCGGAGTCTTCATAAACTCCTCTATAAGCTATGTGTGGTTCAGTTTGTGAAGTGTGTGTGGAAACTTCTATGGGTGTTTGAGCTTGCTGTAAACCTTTCCTCGGGCCAATGATGGCTCCGTTGTCTTTTAACCTGAAGTTAATCAGCAACCTGTTGGCACCTTTCGGAAGAACATTCTTTGTGTAGAACATCCCCTTCTCGAAGGTTTCATCTACCTGCAGGGTTCTGGCACTTCTGGATTTTCTATTGTTAAACATACCTTTGGCCATTATAACCACCCAGTTTCTTCATCAAATTCTACGTAGCCACCTTCGTTGTTTTGGTATTCATCAGGAACTAATTCCATATAGTCTCTACTCATTTTGAAAAGTTCGTCCCTGTAGCTAAGATAAAACTCTCCAGCTACACGTTCCCCTTCTTCATCTTCTGTATAAAAATAGTATGCAGCTCCAGGGATTACTACTTTACGTATGTACTTATCTGGGAAGGCTGTGTACTCGTCTGACCCAACTGCTAACTCTGAGAATACAGGAAACGTTGAAAACAATTCGTCGTTAATATCATCTACAGCATGGTCAAGTAGATAAACTACGTCTTGGTATGATAACATTTCATCTGCTAATTTTTTATTTAATCTTCTTGTAATCTCATCTAATTTCATTATATTACCTCATTTAAAAAGACAGAGAGCAAAACCCTCTGTCTTCTATTTATAATTTCAGCTCACCAGCATAACGCTCGAACTTTATGTCCGAAGCTTTCTTTTGCTTGTTTAGGGACTGGTTAACTCTGTAGACCCTACCCTTAAGTTCTGCTGCAAAAGATTCAGGAACTTCGTAAGTCCTACCATTACATGGTATAAAAACACTTATTCCATTCAAGGACACTCTCACAACTTTACCTAAATAAGCAGCGTAAAACGGGGCTAGACTAACAGGTTTCTTCGGTTCTTGTGCGTATTCTCTGGCTAAAACAGATAGTCTTGACTTGGATGTCCTATTCCTAACTGATTTATCTGATTTAACTTTCGCATCTGTATATTCTTTTTTCTCATTCTTTGTAGCCATTAAGCTACCTCCTTATACTAAATTATTAGTAAAGGTTAGACTGTGTTGGTATGTTATAATAAACAGCTATAGCTTCTAGTCTTGGAGAACCAAAACCTACACCATTTATCTTAAATCCTATTGATTGTCTCTGGTCTATTGGGTCAAGTACTCCTGCAGAACCTAATGGTTTTACATACATCTTGGCATTGTCCCCACCAGATATGTTCGTCTTGATTAAAGCGTCCTTACCTAAGATTAGAGTCCTATGAACTTTAAGTTCTTGGAAGTCTCCGTAACCATCTGCTGCTGCTGTTGCATTGTAGGTAGCTAGATCCCATGATCTATTTTCTGGGAAGAAAGACCCTTCTTCTCCAGTTCTTCCGTCAATGTCGTAGCTTGCAGTTTCTGACATGTAAGTAGCTTCATCCAGTACGTCGTACTCGTAAGCTCCAGTGTTAGTGTTATATCTGTATACTAACAAGTTAAGATTTCCATCACCATCAACGTATTCTCCAGATTCATCTCCTGCTTGTGTCTCGTAGAATTCCATATTAAACATAGGTACTAGTGAGCCATCATCATACATTGGCTTAGTAGTATTATTGAATGTCATATATTTTTCTACTAGTGGATCTGATATCATATCGAAGAAAAAGTCTGGGGATGCAATAACGTGGAATTTACCATTACTTCTAGGTTTAACTAACTGCTTCTTCATACTAAGAACTATAACTCTTAAGTCATCAAGAGATGGTTTGTCACCAATTTCTAGTGCTTGCATGTTAGCTTTGTCATTTGCAAAGTAAGATTGTCCTACTGCTAACAGTGCATCTCTTGCTAGTATGTCCAATGTTTCCATTGCTACTAAGTTATACTCTTTTGTATAGTGAGCAATTACTGGGTCAATTAATTCCATGTCAACTCTGTCTGTAAATTCCATATATCTACCATATGGGAATGTTGAAATCTCGTAAGATTCCATTGAGCCTTTATCAGATGTAGGTGGAACACCTTCTGCTAAAGGAGTGGTGTGAGCCTTTAAAGGAGCCCATCTTCTAAGCTGAAGCTTTTCAGCCTTTCCTTGGATTGGACTTGAGTCCGCCAATCTGTAGTGAACATAGTTTGATTCTTCTAATCTAATAGTATCTAATAACTGCTTGTTATAAAATACTTCTGGTCTAACATCATTACCGTGATTTGCTATATACTCAATAGCGGAGTTAATATCCGCAGTTGCATTAAGATTCATTTATTTCCCTCCTATAATTTGTTTTTACTTTAAATGTTGTCTAATAAATTAGTTAACTCTTGTACGGTATTTACCTTGTGGTTCGAACTGCCGCCTTTGCCCTGTCCCTTGAGTGTACCTGAGCTGTTATTAGCTTTATTGGTTTGTTCGATCCATTGTTCCTTCGCCTTTTCAATTTCTGCCTTTACCATGTCGTCATAGTTAAATGCTCTATACAAGGTTTCTGTCGGAACCCCTGTATTTAAAATGTCGATTCTATTATCTCTAAGCGTTTCCACAAAACTTCTCAGCTGGTCTTGATCTAAGTTAAAAGTCTTTTGTACCTGATCAATCTTACTGATGATTTGCTGCTGTCTACTTCTTTCAGTTATCTGTCTGTTCTGCTCCTCCAGAGCCTTCATTCTTTTAATAGCTTCCGGGGACATCTTAAGTTCTTTTGCTTCTTGGTTGAGTGCTTCCTGGTCTAATTGTGCCTGGAGTTCCTCAACACTGTCAACACCTTTTTCCTTCAGTACCCTATCTAAAACTTTCTTGTACTGAGAACTCTCTGCTCTTAATCTAGCGAATGCTTCGTTACGTCTTTTCTCATCTTCAGAAAGTTGTGGTGGTGTTGGTTCTGGGTCTTTTTCCTTGTTGTTTGGATCTGTTCCTTGGTTCGGATCTGTTCCTTGATTCGACTCGGTGTTTGGTTTCGGGTCGTCTCCACCATCATTATCTCCTGGTGGTTTTGGATCGGTACCGGAATCCGCTCCAGCTAGTATGTCGTCTAATTGGTTCATTTCGTTTCCTTCCATTCTGCCTCTTTACCTCCTGTATTTTTTGGTGGGATGGCGAGTCCCGAGGTAGTAAATACTCACAAATTATAGGATGCGGGACCTAATATTCCTCAACTCAATTATACTATATGTTATGTTTCCATGTCAAACATTATCTGGATTTTGTGTTTCTTTGTTCGGACCTTCTACTATCATGTTTACAGCTTGCTCTGGTGGAATTCCTTGTTTAACTAATTCAGCGAATTCAAACAGAGTTTTAGTTACATCTTCTGTTTTATTGAATTGTTCGGTTTCTTTAAGTCTTCTCATAATCCTAGTCTTGTTAGGGAAGTCTTGCATCTCCAACCATTCCTGCGGTGTAAGCAGTGGTGGGTTCATCTGGTATTGCATCTGCTGCTCCATTAACATGTTCGCTGATTGAGCTAACCTAGCCTTGGACTTAGGAAGTTCACTTGATATACTAACCCTGTACTTGATGTCCATCTGTTCATTCAATGTAGGGAAGTCTATCATTGCAGTCTTAGGTTCGTCCGTAGTCACATCCACGCTGGTAAAGGTTCTAGGTTCCGAGAACGCAAGCATGTGTCTTAAGATCAGGTCGGTAAGATCTTTAGTGTACTTCTCGAAATTAATTATCTTTGTTGAATCTCTAAGAGTTACCCTAGTCAGCATACTGTCAGTTCCACCAGTAGTCAAGATTGAACCCGTGTCCCTGCCGGTGTAACGATCATCAATACCAGTTATCCTGGCTATATCGTTTGGCAAGGTCTGCATAAGCAGACCTATCTCTGCTGGAAGTTGTGGTAGTTGCATAGTATGGACTACCTTGGATGCGTCTCCTTTAACCTGAAATACTTTCCCCGGGTCGTCTGAATACTTGGAGAATGTCCTTAGGTTTAGACCTGAGTTGGCTACCACAAACTTAGGTGGTCTGCTTGCCTTGTAAGCCTGGGTTGCTATGATTGAATGCATCAAGTTGTAAATGAAAGAATTCATAAATATCTTGGCTGGTTCTGAAACCCCAACCGGATCTCTTGTTGCCTTGTTGCAATAAAGGATTGCAAAAGGATACATAGACGGCATGATGTTTTCTTCAACAGCTATAACGTGCTTGTTATCTATAGTGTGGATTACATGCAGCTGCATAGAGTTAGTATCCGGATTATAAACCTTAACCCAATACACAATAAGGTTGACGTACTTAGTGTTAGACTTGTTTACCCCTGTACTCTTTCCTTCGTACTGGTCTGTTACTTCTGAAGAAGTTAAGTCGTCGAAGTCCTTGAGCTGGTCGGAGTACTTCGGATTAGCCTTGAGTGTATCTATATGAAACTCATCATTGTAGATACAGAACC